CATATGTTTATTTAAAAGATTTTTTCAGTATGGCTAATAAAATCAAGAAATATAAGGTTGGAATCGAGTCAGAGACCTATGCAATATCATTAGTTTCAGAACCAGCGATTGAGGAGACTCTTGTTGCTTTGGAGAAGCAGAAGGAGATTCAAGTCCAGTTGGCAAATGAGGAGAAGCATATGGTTTATTCAGCGGTGTTGATTCCAGATAAACCAATATACAGACGTAGCGAGGATGGTGATGAGTTCTATGTTGAATTCACCAAGGAATCTATTGAGAAGATGTCACAGCAATTCTTCAAGGATTATAGACAAGATGCAATCACTTTAGACCATGAGACCAATGCAAGTGATATTACAGTGGTTGAGAGTTGGATTAAGAGTGATTTGTACAAGGATAAGTCTGTAGCTCTAGGTTTGAATGAGAATCTTCCAATTGGTACGTGGTTCTGTGGTATGAAGGTTAACCAAATCGATGCATGGGAACGTATCAAGAGTCATGAGCTTAATGGCTTCAGTGTTGAAAGTCTTATCAGACTAGAGGAGTTTTCAAAAGTAGATAAAAACGATAATAATATGAGTATAGAAGAGACAAGTGACATGGGATTCTGGAGTAAGATGAAAGAAGTCCTTGCTGAAGCATTCTCAAAGAAAGAGGAACCAGCAGAAATTGAACCTACCAATATTGATTTGGAGGCAGAACCACAAGCTGAACCACAGCCAACTGTTGAAGCTCCAAAAGTAGAAGAGCCAAAGGTTGAAGAGCCTAAAGTAGAAGAACCAAAGGTTGAGGAACCAGCAGTTGAAGAGCCTAAGCCACAAGAAGAGCCAAAGGCAGAGGAAGCTCCAAAGGATAATCACCTTGAGGAACTTATCAATAACTTGAAGGAAGAGATTGCCGCATTGAAGGAAATGAACACTGGTCTTCAAGAGAAGATTAAGGACTTGGGAAGTCAGCCTTCAGCAAATCCAGTTAATGTGAATGCAAAACCAACTGGTGCTAACGTAGGTGTTGGAAGTTCAAGTTATCAAGCTTGGAGAGAGCAAATGGCAAAGTATATCTAAACCTACTTTTTTATATAGTATGTTTATATCAAACAAGAAAATAATTAACACAAAAACTAATTACACATATGAGTAATTTTATAGATTTAACAGGACTTACATACTGTGGCAAAGAAGCACAGGAGATTTTCAGTAAGGACATTTATGACATCGACCTTCGCCAGTATGGTATTTCATTCTGGGATAATGTCAAGGGTAAGATGAAGCTTTATAGCGGAGAGATTGGTGACGCTTGGCAGGTATATACTTGTCCATTCACCCCTGCAGGTGCTGCTTCATTGGCAGAATCATTTATTGAGCCAGCAGCTATCAAGGTAAATCAGGAAAACTGTTATGACACTTTCTGGAATACCTTCCTTGTTGACCAGACTGAGATTTCACTTAGAGGTGGTATCCCACAGACATTCGGTGAGTGGTACTTCGGTAAGTTGAGAGCTAAGATGGCTAAGGAATATCAAGAGATTTTCTGGCAAGGTGACACAGCTCGTACAGCTACTACTAAGGTTTATCTTAAGGCTACTGATGGTATCGAGAAGAAACTTCATGAGAACAGTGGTGTAACCAAGGTTAGTGGTGCTTCATTCACCGTTGATAACGCAATCGCACAGGTTGAGGCTCTTATCATGAAGGGTATTGAAGTAGCAGCTAATGCTGAAGTTGATACTGAGGGTTACAAGGTATTCATGAATCATGCTGATTTGCGAGTTTTAGAGGTTGCTCTTGGTAAGGTTTGCTGCCCTAACTCAGTTAATGCAGTATTCGCTAACTATGCAAGAGAGAATGGTCGTATCTACGTAATGGGATATGAAATCGTTCCTTCAATGTTGAGCGCAGGTAAGATGATTTTCGGTCCAGCTCGTAACTTGGTACTGGGTTATGATACTTTTGACAGTCATCTTGAGTACAAGCTCATCGATATGAGAAATACAACTGGTGACAACATGTTCCGTGTTCTTGCAATTTCTAACATCGCAGTTGGTATTGTAATGCCAGAGTTGTTCGTATTGTCAGAGTAATAAGGCTCATTTGTCTTACAATATATAATCTAGATGCGGAGGGGTAACGTACTTCCATGTTACCCTTCCATTATCAAAGAGAAAATAATTAATAATCAATACATAATATATTATGGCTAATTGTTCATTAAATAAAAACTTGCTTCGTAAGGACAGTTGTAACTATTCACTTCCAGAGGTAAAGGATATTTACATTGCAAACTTTAGTGATGTTACGGCAGCTCCTATTGACTATGATTGCGAAAGTGGTGTAACCGTAACTGGTATTACTCTTGCAACTGGTGCAACTTTCTATCACATTGAACCAGCTAAGAACTCAGTAACCTTTACTGATGAGTTGGTAGTTGAAGATAACGGTAATAAGTATAGAACTCACACTATCACTTTCAACCTTAACGGAAAGTATGATAAGGATATGGTATGTCCAGTAGATGCTTTGGCACTTGGTCGTTTCTTCGTTGTTGTAGCAACAGCAGACGGTGAGTACCTTGCACTTGGTCGTTCAACTGGTCTTGAGGCTTCTGAGCAGTCTGTAGCTGGTGGTGGTGATTCTAACGGTATCACTGTAACTCTTTCAGCTAACGTAACTGAAGCAGCAACTCCACTTAGTGCAGCAGCTATTGCAGTAGTTAAGGGTTAATAAACTAATTTTAAATCAAATAAAAAAGAGAGTAGTTATTTGCTACTCTCTTTTTTTGTCTTTTTATTTTTTATTTCCTTGACCTCATCGAACCACATTGGGCTATCTGGGTCTTTTCCCATATTGTAATATGTCTTGAATCTACCATCTGTGCTGTTCTCTTGCACCAAGTAGACATATCCGTTTTTCTTCTCAATGTACTCCATAATATTGTTTTGTAATAAACATACCTTCGAAGTGATTTTAATATGTTTATTCAAAATGAATAGATTAAAATGGCAGTAATTAATAGCTATTATTTATACCAGAAATATGAGAAAAGGGGCAATCAGCCTTGGATTCCATCTTATCCAAATACTTGGAGCATAGATGGTGATGGTACGATGCCTCCAGTTCTCAAGCAGCAAGATGACCCAAGCTGTTATCATCCAATCTATAGGTGGGTTCAAACTGAGGATACCATTTGTATAGATACAACTTCAATAGATGTTCGTACAACAAGTGGTACACCTTATTGTGATGGTTATGACAAGTATGTGGACACCACTACAGAACAGAGCTTTGATGGTGGAGTTACATGGGAGTTTGTAAGTTCTGCATCAACATTGGTTGAGCAAGATTCAGAGTATTGCGGTTATCATCCAACACCAGAAGTACAATATAGATGGACTGAGAGTGGAACAACTTGTGATAACGCCAACAAATACAAGAGATACATCAAGGAAGTTTCATATGATGGTGGATATGCTTGGATTGTAGTTACACCACCTCAGTATTCTGCTGGAACTCTCGTTGAAGCTGATTCTTATGATTGCGGATATAGAACATCTGCAACCACTTCTGCAACTTATTGCTCAAATGCAAACCAATATGTTGACGTATATTCATTAGTCTCAAGAGATTATGGTGTAACATGGTCTACAGCTAGTACTTCAACAGAGCTTATTGAAGAAGATGTTGTTGAATGTGGATTCTCAGCTAGAACCATAAGCACAGCAACCACTTGCGTTGGAGTGGATAAACATTATCTAGATGAATACCAAGAGTCTCGTAATACTGGTACCACATGGACAACCATATCTTCATCAACTGGTTCTCTTATTGAATCAAACAGCTATGATTGTGGATATAGAACTGGTACAACAAGTGGAGACCCATATTGTCAAGGTTATGATAAGTATGTTGATGTTTACTACAGAACTTCAACTGATGGAGGTACAACATGGGTAACGGCATCTACCACTCCAACATTGGTTGAAGCCCAATCAGAGGATTGCGGATATGTACCACCAACACCAACTCAATATAGATGGACTCAAAGTGGAACAACTTGTGTTGGATATGATAAGTACCAGAATAATATTAAAGAACAATCAACAGATGGAGGTACAACATGGACAGTGGTAATACCAGAAGAATATAGTGCAAGCACACTCATTGAATCTCAATCAACAGACTGTGGATATGTACCTCCAACTCCAAGTGGAAATAAGTTTACATTAACATTGAGTGATTCAAGTACAGTTACTGCTGCATGTGATTCTACTAGTGCTATAACAAGTGGAGAAGTATCAAGTCAGTACAGTGGTAGTGTTGTTAGTGCTGAGATTGGAGAATGTGTTACAAGTGTTGGAAGAGGAGTTTTCGAGAAATGTGGAAGACTTACAAGCTGTACAATACCAGATAGTGTGACAGAAATTCTTTATTATGCTTTTAAGGATTGTACTAGCCTTAAAACTATAACAATTCCAAATAGTGTTACAACTATTGGCGCACAATCTTTCATAAATGCAGGACTTACAAGTATAACAATACCAAGCGGTGTTACTAGTATTGGTACTTGGGCTTTTAGTTATTGTCCATTTACAAGTATGACAGTTGATAGCAATAACACAGTTTATGACAGTAGAAATAATTGTAACGCCATTATAGAAACTTCAACTAACGCACTTTTATACGGCTGTAGAAACACTGTAATACCAAACACTGTTGCAATTATTGGTTCTTATGCTTTCGAGAGAAACAATAGTCTTACAAGTATTGTAATACCAGACAGTGTTGTATCCATTCGTACTGGAGCATTCATTAGTTGTAAAGGTCTTACAAGTATAACAATACCAGACAGTGTTACAGATATTTGGCAGCAAGCTTTCGAAGGATGTGATAGTGTCACAAGTGTAACTATAGGTAGTGGTATAACAAGCATCGGTAATAGTGTATTCGGTGCTCTTAATAGTGTCCAGAGTATAACATGTCTTGCTACAAGAGCACCATCGTTAGGTAGTAATGTATTTTATAGTACAAATGACTGTCCAATCTACGTACCTTCAGGAAGTGTAAATGACTATAAAGCAGTATGGTCTAGTTATTCTAGTAGAATTCAAGCAATACCAAATAGTTAAAAATAGTTAATCATATGAGTTATAAGAAATATTATTTGTACAAGCAGCAAGTGAGTTTTGACGATGGGGAGACATGGGAAGATGTTTCCCCACTAGTCACAACT